AGAGTATTAACCCAACAGGCTAAGGTAAAACTTAGTCTTTATTTTTGGATTGCATCTTGTTATATGTATAATTATAAGTATACTTAGATATCAACCAAAACAAAAAGGAAAGTAAATGAGTAAAGTAGAAGTAGATCAGAATAACGTGTTTATCTCAGGTGTTGAGTATGTACCAAAGAGCGAACTTGCCCAAGCTCCCGAAATACAAGGGGATTATGTAATTGTCAGGTGTCGTAATGCCGGTGTACATGCAGGTTATTTAAAATCAAGAAAAAATGGTGTAGTGAGATTAGTCAATAGCCGTAGATTGTGGCGTTGGTGGTCAAAGTTTACTCTATCGGGATTAGCTACTTGCGGGGTATTAGAAAGTAAGATATCTGAGGTGAGATTTGCTTGCACATTGCCTAAGATTGATTTGACTGAATCAGATGTGTGTGAGGTCATTTATTGCACTGAGGAGGCTATGAGTTCTATACAATCAATAAAAGACCATGATAATGAGTAGCACATTCCATGACGAGCTAGAGTCGGGCAACGGCGACGGCTACGGCGACGGCAACGGCGACGGCAACGGCTACGGCGACGGCTACGGCGACGGCTACGGCTACGGCGACGGCTACGGCTACGGCAACGGCGACGGCGACGGCGACGGCGACGGCAACGGCTGCGGCGACGGCTACGGCTACGGCGACGGCTACGGCAACGGCTACGGCTACGGCTACGGCAACGGCTAAAACAATAGAGCCCTTCGGGGCTCAACTAAGGAGTTGATATGCAATTAACGATATACATACCAAAGAAGCAAGAGCAGTTCATTGAGACTGCAAAGAAAGATGCAGAGAAGCTAGAAATAGGGCTAGGGGCTTACTTAGCGCAATTAGTAGAAGAAGAGGATAAGCGGAAATGAGCCAAATTTGTAACAAGTGCAGCGGTAGTAACTGGATCAAGACCGAGTGGCCGCAGTATGAGGTGGTGATGCTGGAGTTTGATGAAGGGGAGGTTCTAAGGTCTATTTTCAATTACAACGGGTGTAAATATGATTACCTTCATGTTTACGCTCAATCTGTAAAGGGTTTTCAAGGTTATATTTATTATGGCTTTGGGGACTCAGAAGATATACATAGAGACTGGAGCCCTATATGGCCGTCTAGTGAAGCAAAGGCAAAGCAACCTGTCGCAGTCCTGTTCGAGAAGGGGGAGTGATGAAAAAGATCGATAAAATAATCCATAACGCATTTGTGATGTTTGGAATATTTGGGGTGGTTACATTAGTCGCTTTCATTTTAGGTAGCTTTATTATGGGTGCTATCCATGTCGGCAAAAATGATATTTACGCGCTCGGTGAGAATATTACATACTTCGCGCTGATGGGGCTCCTACTTTATCCATTTGTTAGAAGTTATAAAGGAGGGTGGAAGTTTTGAAGTTTATTGAGAATGTAGCGCCGATTGTTATATTGATGATATTACTTCTCGTATCTATCCAGGGTTGGAAGAATTACGAGGATTTACAGGATGAGGCGATAAGCAGGGGCCATGCTGTAATGCATGAAGGCGAGTTTAGATGGGTTAATTGCAATATGAAAGATTTTTATAAATGAGTGATAGGGAATGATAGTATATGATAATCATAAGCTATTATAGACTATCAATGTTATTTTTAATTTAAAAACCGATTTGACACGCATATTTTTAAAGTCGATGTTCTACGCATCGGCTTTTTTCTTTTCCTTTTCTTTTACCTGGTTTTCTTTAGGTTTTCTTTTTTGTTTCAGGTTATTATTACAATTACTCTAAAACCATTATTAAAACCTAGATTGCAACTTGAAAAACCCCAATGTATAATAAATGAAAAAAATGGTTAGGTATGGCAGCACCCAAAGGTAATGATTTTGCAATAGGTAATGATGGTGGGAGACCTCCAATGTTTAAGGACGCTGGAGAGTTAGAATCTGCTATTGATAGTTACTTTGAAAGCCTAGCCTATAATAACCCTGAAACAGGTGAGAGATTATTTAAGCCGAGTACTATAACTGGGTTAGCATTAGCACTCGGTTTTTGTTCAAGACAATCAATTCATGATTATGAAAATAGTGAAGAGTTCTCTTACACTATGCAACGCGGAAGGCTTATGGTAGAGCACTCATACGAGCAATATCTATATAGCAAATCTAGTAATGGTGCTCAATTTGCACTTAAAAATATGGGTTGGGCAGACAGGACCGAAATCACTCACAATGACAAAAGAGATAAGGCCGAGCAAAGTAAGGCTATTATGGACGCTTTAAAAAATAAATCTAGGAAGAAGTAAATGGCACAAGCAAAACCAGATCTTACAACCAACGGCGTCTGGGGCTCAGACGGAACTAATATTAATGATCCAGGACCAGCTAAAGCAAAGGCGGGTTGGGAAATTGGTGAAACTCCACCTTCTGGAGTGCAGAACCAATGGCAAGAAAGAGCTGACCAGATGTTGGCCCATGTAAATGAGCAGGGTATACCAGTTTGGGATGCGTTGACAGATTACCCAGTTGACGGTTGGGCAAAGGGATCAGACGGGAATGTTTATATTTCTTTACAAACTCCAAATATTAACCAAGATCCCATTTCAACACCAGCTTTTTGGCAAAGCTTTAATGATGCGTTTGCTACTCCAGACGCTACCGAATCAACTAAGGGGAAAGCGGCTTTAGCCACTACAGCAGAAGCTCAAGCTGGCACAAATGATACAGATATAATAACTCCACTTAAGATGCGTGAAGGTCTCAATGCTGCTGGATCAGCACCTATCTATGCATGTAGAGCTTGGGTCAGCTTCACGGGAACTGGAACTGTCACTATAAAAGGAAGCGGTAATATAAGCTCAGTGACTGATGTATCAGCGGGTGTTTATCAACCTAATATGATAACACCTCTAGACACTACGGATTATTCAGTATGTGTTAGCGGAACCCAAGGTAACGGCATAACCGTAGCAGAGAATGATTATTATGCAGTATCAAATATTTATCAGAAATCGACATCTAAATTCACTATTGTTGGCGTTAATAAAGATTCTGGTAACGTCGGGGATTTGATTGACGTCTCTGCCTCAGTTTTTGAATAGGAAAAAGGTATATAAAATGAAGATAGTTTATAAGAGCCCGGATGATTCCGTTTCTGTATTAATCCCAACTGAAGAAGCCTTATCGTTCGCTACTATGGAGCAAATAGCAGATAAGGATGTCCCTCACAACTTGCCTTATTGGATTTTGAAAGATTCCGAAATACCAACAGACAGGACGCTCCGCAATGCATGGCGCGTCAATCCAGCTTGGGGTGATCCTTCAGGATTTGGCGGTGAGTCTAATGAATTTGATAGTGAATTAATGGAGGCTTATCATGCTAATTGATAATGATTCAGCTAATAAATCGGCTATTGATGCAATTAAAAAACAAAGAGACGTCGACATGTCAAATGTTACGGTAATTCATAACTCTAAATCATGGAGCTTTGGGGTGGTTGACATGTCTCGCTTTGAGAGTAAGATTTCTAGGAATAGGAATTTTGTCTGGAAAGCTGATGATGGTGAACATGTAAATTTAACGCCTACAGTAGCAGAGAATATAGCAAAGAAGGCGGATGATGCCTTAACTCAGATATTCTTTGATGCTGAAGTTGCAATTGCGAACCTTTGATGAAATAAAATGAAACCAAGATACGTAAAATTTAGAGCTCCAGGCATCATTTTAGTTGTCGATGAGCGCATGGATACTACAGGATGCGAAAAAATAGATGTTGCTGATGTAGACTGGCAAGACGCTGGTTCGCCTTCGTGGTGGGTTGATGATGAAGGCACAATAAGAAAACCAACTCAGGCCGAGAAAGATCAACGCGTAATTGATAAGGAAGCCGCGATAATAAAGAACAAGCAAGATAATTTATTTCAGTTCTGTGAAGATTATGAGATTTTGAATGTAGATAGAAATATGCAGTCTGAATTTGATTTATCTCGCGCTTTATATGAAGCCGGGAAAGCAGAACCGGAGCAATTGCCACTTGCTAAGTCTTTAGGAGATTGGAAAGAGTCTTTATGGGCTGATTACTACACTCGTAAGGCTGCAATTACTGTTGATAGTATTCTTGACTCAGATTTTTCTAATCATAATCCGGTACCAACAGATTTCCAAGGATTGAGAAGTGAGCGCGAGACCTTTCTTGCTGCTCAATAATTTGTAAAAAAGCAAACCTGAAAATAAATTTAATTAAGGCTTCATAATGAAACAAGATGACCTCGTAACAATTAGTGTTGTTCTTGGTATTTTAGGCGCAATAGGCACCGGCATGGCAAAGCTATTTAAGAAATCATCGAAGATAGACTTAAATGAAATTGCCATAAAAGATATTAAAGATGAGCACGAGAAAGAGTTCCGCGAGTTCCGTAGTTTTTATGAGAAGTCTATAAGTCAACTTAAAGAATCCGTGGATAAAGATAGCCGGGATTTAAGGGAGTCTCTTGAAGTTGTGAAAAACTCCGACATAAAAAACTTAAATGCTAAAGTCGATTCATTGCAACAATCGATTAATGACGTTCAGACAAATCTAACAACAGTTATGAATAATAGCAAAGAAGAGATTTTGAAGATGTTTATAACACTGGGGAAAAAGGATTCTGATTAAATGCTGCCTTTCTTGGAATCAGAAACCATTAATGTTCTTCATTTCGAGGATGAGGCACATGATAGGCTATTAGTTAAGAAGAGGCTCGCCAATGAATATGATATGAATTTTATTGGAGAATCTACCCTTCGAAATCTTGACATGTATTTANGCCCCTCGTGGATCGACAATTTCAATGTAATTATTTGTGATTACTGCTTGCCCGATATAGATGCAGGGAAAAAGTTATTTACTCTATCTAGGTGCTCCAAGGTAATAATCTTTTATTCGTGTTTAGATGAAGAACAATTTTGTAAAAATATACTAGATATTCTTGGGTATATGCCTTTTAATTTCCGCTTCATACAAAAGGCTAGTGTCAATCAATTTGATAAGATGATTTCTTACATCGAGTGCGATAGATGTTGACTGTTGAATGTCGCAGGGGCTAACCTACGACATTTTTTTTTAGTAAAGTCCCAGTGATTTATTGGTCACACCGAACTCTGATACATTTTCTATTATGTATTTATCGTATGCCTTTGCGCCCTCTATCGGATCGTCGAATAATCCTAAGTGAATCTCTTTCTTATTGTGCTTTACTCTGGCTCGCCATTTTCTATTTGGCTTAAGCCAATTGACTCCCTTGAATTTAGAGGTGCCCCCGATTTTTGCAGATGAATTAAATCCATTTTGGCTTAGAGTGCATTCTCTTAAATTATCAATTCTATTGTTCGTGGGATTCTTATCTATGTGATCAATAAATTTCGGGAGGTATTTGTGGTGCATCAAAAATATAATCCTATGTTCATATAACCTTTTGTAGTTAACGGATACTAGTCTGTATCCATTCTTGGCTATATACCCGGCCTCTTGACCCTTAATGCCTCGGCTTGCTACTTTTTTGATTCTTATTAATTTACCATCGTCATATTTGAAATAATTATGGCATAGGCGATATAGGTCTAGGTCATTCATGGCAATCTCCATTGTCTTCCTCAAGTAATTAACTGGCAGGCGATTGAGTATTCGCTTTTCGAGTTGCATGCTCTATCCAGTTGAAAAATATATCACGTGCTTTATATTTTAATATCTTTAATGCCTTAAAAAAGGAGCTTAGGATATTGTTATCAGTTGAGGATATCGTCGAATGTAGAACCGATTTATTAGCATTCACTAAAACTATATTCAAATCTATAAAGGGTGTCGATTTTATTGTGAATTGGCATCACAAGAGGATTTGTGACACACTCGAACGTGTTGTTATAGGCGATATCACAAGATTGATTATTAATATCCCCCCGTAACCAAGATATTCGAAAACTGAATTAGCTGTTGTTAATTTTATCGCTTGGGGCTTGGGTAACTTCCCAGACTCTGAGTTTTTACATTTGGCTTATGGTTCAAGGCTTGCTGAGGGCAACACCTTCAACGTTAAAAAAATACTTGAAAGCGATATTTACCAAGAAATTTTTCCAGACTTTGAACTCAGAAAAGACTCAACTGCAAAAGGCATGTTTACCACTATAGAGGGCGGGCAAGTATACGCAGATTCGGCGGGTGGCACTGTTACAGGCAAGGGTGCTGGCAAGCTTTCTGATGATGGTTTATTTCATGGTGCAATGATAATTGATGACCCCATAAAGCCGGATGATGCACGTTCAGAAATAGTCCGAGAGGGTGTAAATACAAACTATACTGAGACGCTTATCTCTCGAACCAATAACCACGACACCCCCATAATTGTAATCATGCAGCGCCTTCACGAGAATGACTTAAGCGGGTTTCTTCTAAATGGTGGCAGCGGTGAAGAGTGGGACCATTTAGTGATCCCTTGTTGGGATGAGGATAAAAATCCATTATGGGAATTTAAGCACAACCGCGAAAAGCTCGAGAGCTTAAAGGCTGCTAACCCATATGGATTCGCCGGGCAAATGGAGCAGAGGCCGGCACCAATAGGCGGCGGCATATTCAAAGATGAGTACTGGAATTTTTACAAAGAATTACCTGCTATTATATCTAAGAGAATTTTTGGAGATACAGCACTCAAAACAAAAGAAGCAAATGACTTTTCAGTCTTCCAGTGCTGGGGAAAATCTCAGTCAGGACAGATTTATTTACTGGATCAAATTCGCGGTAAATGGGAAGCTCCGGAGTTGATTCTCCAGGCAAAAGCTTTCTATAATAAACACAATATCGGTTATGCGCATGTAAACGCTTTTAAGATAGAAGACAAAGCAAGCGGCACTGGATTAATTCAGACACTTAAGCGCGAAGGGTTGCCAATTGTTGCAATACCAAGAGATACTGATAAGGTTACTAGAGCGAATGACTCAGTCGGTTTATTATCTAGTGGAAATGTTTATTTGCCAGAGGATGCGGATTGGTTGAGCG